TTTTTGATACCTTCATATGGATTTGGGATGGTGTTGTGTTCACTACAAATGTGTATAAAATCACCTGCTTTTAAATTATGTTTTTGTGCACATATAACCCCAACCTTATTTTCCTCACCAGAAGGTTGATTTAATACCATACTAAGTATTTGAGGCCCTTTGTTAGCTAAACTATTGTAAGAACTAAATTGTGAAAATGTTTTTATTATGAATTCTGGTAAACTTTTATATGGGTATAATAATTGTAATAACCAGTTGTTAGGTGTTAAAGCCGGACTACCATCAAATAGGGGGTCATAATCTTCATTTAAAGCACCAGTTATAACATTAGTTGTACCAGCTTGTAAGTCAACAACTTTTGTGGTGGGGGTCAACTCGTTAGCTGTATAAAGATTTATTCTACCAGAAAACCTATAATCTCTGACTAGGTTTCTTTCTCCTTCGAAAACTTGTTGTTGATTTACAACTTCAACAATGTCATACTCTATTAAAGGTTTGGTACTACCTTTAAGTTCCAAATCTAAAAAAGTAGCAGTCTCTAAAGCGTCACTACTTGTAAGCTGCTTTGGTACTTTTAAAATTTGGTCCATACTATTCTTTAATTTTAACTCTTATATCTTTTTGGGGGAATCTAATTTGAAACATAGAATCATATTCAGCAAATAATATAAAATCATCCTGTAAATCTATTTGTAATGTTGTTTGGTCAACTAACTGTTGGCTTGTAACATTTGATGAGTAATTAGTACCTGTTTTATTAAAAACTTTAAAATTAACAACATTTAACACACCAGCCACATTATTTACTTGTTCCATTAGTTGTGATAAGTATATGTTATCACCTAACTCCCATTTTTGGATATTGAAATATTCACTGATAATACTTATAACACCAGAAACCACCTGACCTTTAGAAAAGGATTTATCTACATAAACATCTACATCAAAACCCAAGTCAAATACTTTACCATCTCTAACCTCAACATAATCATTAATCATTCTATAATCTGCTAACCAAGAAGCTATGTTCTCCTTTAAACTATTTGTGGATGAAGTTGTTAATTTACCACCACCATCTAAACCTAAAACAGCAATATCTATTTTATTTTGTCTCTCAGAAACGTTATTCCTAAAAGGAATACCAAAAGTACCTGGCATTTTATCTATTAAAACCATATAATCTTTTAAAGTAACAGCTCTGTTTTGGGATGAGAAATTAAATCTAACCATTTTTTTGATGTGTTCGACACTTGGAGCGTCAGCTCCACCAAAGGCGGGGACTGGGTTATTACATTTTAAACTAGCTTTTACTGTTTGATTGATTTGGTTGTTAGGCCCTTGTGCTTCCATTTGATAAGAACCGTTAGTGTTTAATGTGTTAATACCTACATTACCTTGTGCTCCACCACCTACTCTATATCTAATATACATAGTATCACCTACTTTTGGTATTTCACCCATAGCGGTAGTGTTAATAAAGTCACCCATTCTGAGAGCGAAGTTATTATTAGATACATAATCATCGAAGTTTACTTGGTCTGAATTACCAGAACCAAGAGTAATTTTACAAAAACCCTTATCTGTGTATTCTCTAATAAATCTCCTATTAGTGTTTATCCATTTACCAGCTGTTATTGATGGGTTATCAGTTATCCTATTAGGGTCTTCTATAAAAACTTTATCCTCCATTAATGAGTCCATTTGGTACCACCTTAAGGTTGGGTCTACAAATTGGTTAAGTGTTGGGTTACCTTGTAAATTGGTACCTGGGAAAGTTATTATTTGTTCTATGGATAAAACGTTTGTATCTGGTAATGTTATTTCATAAAATGGTATAGCTTCACTCGCTGTAATAGTTTGTTTATAGACCTGACTTACACCAGCAACAACAAACTCTCTTTTAACTAAAGTATAACTAGTTATTGTACCACCAGCATTAATGTTTGGTAAGACTAGTCTATTGGGTATTCCACCATTAGATAAAGGTTCTGAAAAATCAACATCCTCCAACGTTTCGAATGTTTGTCCACCACCTAGTACTTGTGCCCCAAATTTAAGTATTGGTGCGTATCTAATATCGAAAGTATCACCTAACACGGGTACGTTAACTGAAAAATCTACTATGGACACTGATGGTCTTTTACCTGGGACATTTAAACCCATAGTTCTAGCAATGTTTAATACCGATTTTTTTTCTTGTGCGTAATCTAATTGTGTCTCTTGAAACATCCTATCAGTATTATAGGATAACATATCCGCGACTGCAGCATTTAATTCAACCAACATAGTACCGATTGACGCGTCATTAAAGTCTTGGAATGTCTCTGGGTAATATTTTTTAATGAAATTAAAAAGTTCCGTTCTTACATCTAGGAAATTCCTAGCAAAATAATTTATTTTTTTATCTGATGCCATATTATAATTCTATTTCTACAAAATCATTTCCAGAAAAAGTAGCTGTATTAACTTTATATTCTAGTTTAGCTATACTTGCGTTTCTATTTCTATCTGATTCTCTCACTGTTAATGATGTTATTGTTAAATTAGGAATGAAGTTACTAATAGCTGATTGTATTTCATTTCGTATATCAGCGTGTACCTCACCCTCATTTTGTTCAAAAAGATATTGTTTTAAATCTATCCCAAAAGAAGGTAGATAAAGTCTTTGTCTTTTTTGTGTTAACAAAAGATGTAGTAGGTCGGCTTTAACAGCTTTTTGACTAACACCCTCCATCTTTAAAAACTTACCTTTTGGGTCTTCTTCAAATGGGAATGATATATTTATAAATCTTTCTGCCATAATTCTTTTTATTAATAAATATTCAAGTATATAATTTATAGTAAAATATTAAAATGTAAATTTTAGGCACAAAAAACCCCCAATTAAGGGGGTTACTTTTTATCCTTTAGTTTTTCTTATACTATATAAAGCTTCTAATATTTGTTGTGTTAATGTTTTATTATTACCCCAACTTACCTTATCATACTTTTTCAACACCGTTCTTTGAAATTTTTGTTAAATCGATATCAATTTCACAAGCTCCACCAGCACAAGCTAGTTCACCAGATAAATCAGTATTATCTTCTAACTCAACAACTTTTGATAAATCTATAGTTGTTAAAGACTTCATCATTTTTTCATAAGTCTCTTTAGTACAATCTTCGAATGGTGCTTGGTCATACGTACCACCATTATATGGTAACACTGATAATCCATTATAGAACTCTCTGTTATCCCACATCCATTCTCCAGCTAATTCCCAATCTTCTGGTTTTAATGATACTGTTGCTGACACATTATGAGTGTTTTGGCCTGTTCTATGACCTGGTTTAATCCATTGTTGGGAGACCTTTTTGACTCTTTCTAATAAATCAAATGGTGACTCATGTCTTAATATAGAACCTACTGGCGCTTTTTGTGGTACTGAAATTACAGCGGTATCATGTGGTCTAAATAATTCATCTTCCACTAAATCGGGGTGATTTGTTGTTAAATAATTATAGATAGACTCATTTTTACCTACCCTCATTCTTCTAATATAATAATCATTATGCCAAGCGTGAATACCAGACGAAGTACCTAATGTTAAAGATGTTGTTCCAGCTGGTTTAACTGTTGTTGTTCTAGCCGATTCGTTTATACCTATAATATCAGCTACTCTTTTATTCTCATCTTTAACAATATTTGCGGCTTCGGTCATGTCATAACCCAACACAACACCTGAACCAATACCAGTCATAGATACACCGATTAAAGCATCTTTTTCTGTGGTTCTTTTCCATACATCCCTCAAGTAATGAAAATCTGTATAACCAGCTTGTAATGTACCAATAAATGATGCTGCTTTAACTCTTTCATTTAAATCTTCCTGTGACTCAATGTTAGATACGTTTACTTCACATAGATTACAGAATTGAAATGGTCTTAGTGCTATCTCACAACAAGGGTTGGTTCCCCAATCTTTATCGTAAGTAAAATAAATACCTGGTTCACCTGCATTTGATAGTTCCACTCTTTTCCATAAATCTAAGAAAAAACTTTTCGTGATTCTATTTCTTAATAATACAGCTGAATTATTAGCTCTACCTCTTTGAGGGTTTAATTCCCACCAATTACCTGACTTACATGAAATCATTTCGTTGTCGTCAGCTGAGAATAAACTAATAAGTGCTGCCCTTCTAATACCACCAGCTAATACTGCGTCAGCGATATAACAAATTATATCATGGGTTTCTAAAGTAGTTAATTTTTCACCATCTTTTTTGTTATCTAAAACACCAGTAATCTTAAGTATACACTCTTTTAATGGTTGAGGTCCTGGTGCTTTACCACCCGATGTAACTAACATAGCACCTTTTGGTCTAATGTCTGAAAAATCAAATCTTGGGGTGGATGAGTTTGTCCCTAAATATGATTTCATTAAAATCTTTATTGAGTCAGCCCAACCTTCAATTGAGTCTGATATGACAAATCTCCTAGTTCTATTAGGGTTTGGTTTTCTAATTTCTGGTAATTTCTCTACGTGATGGTTTTGTACTGAATAACCAACACCTGTACCACCTAATAAAAGAAACATTGTTTCTGAAAAAGCGTCTAAATGGTCTATTGGTAGATAAGCACAATTGTAAATTCTATTTGGTGATATTTCTATTGGTTTACCACCGAATTGCATACTTCTCATTGAAGGTAAAACTTTTTTATCGTACACTAAATTATATACGTCCTCAATTTCTTCTTTTAACTTAGGATAACTTTTAATATGCATTTCCTTGTTACGAGAAACTAAATCTTCCCAAGTCTCTCTTCTTTGTTTGTTTGGTAAGTACTTAGCGTACTTTGTATAGACAGTTATGTCTGATAGAATTTTATTTGATAACTCCATTATTTTAATTATTTTTTTTTACTCTTATTATTTAATTTGACTCTGAGTTTTGTTCTCTTCTAAGTTTTGCTATTTTCAATCTTTCTCTAGCGTTTTCCTCCTTCCTAACCTCTACCTTTTTTTCATAACCTAAAAAGGTATCAGCAGCTTCTGTATCAATAAACACTGTACCATTATTAAATGTACAATCCTCAAAAAGAACACCATCTTTCCCGAATCTTGATTTAAGAACCGCTATTGTTGCTCTATTACCCTCTTTCTGTGATAGAGTTCTAGCGATTGACATGATAAAATGACCAATTTGTGCTTTCTTAATTGAACCACCCATTTGGTCACCTGTAACTACATCTGATGATATTGAACTCCTATTACCTTGAACAGCAGTCCAACCAACGATGTTATATTCAGCTAACATTGATTCAAAACCTCTCATAACATTTCCTTCTCCAGACCATTCATCATTGTAAATCCTAGCAGATTCAACACAATCAATATAATCTAAAACAATCATGTCTGGTTTAAAACCAACAGATATTAAGTGTCTTAAGTATGTTTTAATATGATTAACAGTAACACCTTCAGACGAAAACTTCCTTATCACTAAGTCATTCTCACTACCAATAGTTTTTTCTTTTACCACCTCTATTATTTTTTCTTTATCATCAGATAAAGAATTAAGTTCAACACCACTCCAACAAGCCGCGTGTTTTCTCTTAATAACATCGGGTAAATCTTCGAAAACTATTTGTAATACATTGTACCCAGCATTATATGCTGAATTAGCTATTTTGGTTAATATAGTTGTTTTACCAACACCATAAGGTGCTAACACTACCCCTAATTCACCTCTTGAAAGACCTCCATCGGTTAAATTATCTATACCACTTATTCCCGTGGGAATTGGATGTCTAAAGTCCTCTTCTAGGACATCTTCCCAACCTTCACTAATAGAAGTTCCATCATCTTTTTCAGCTCCAACAGAAAGAGCTTCTTTCATGATATCAGCACACTCCTCATACCTGCCAAACTCACCATTATCAATGATTTTAGATATTTTGTCGTTAGCTTTCTTTAGTTCTTGTTGTCTACAAAAATTTAGAGATTCGTTTTGTACGTACTCCCAATCCTCTACCTCTAAGTTCCTTATTTCTTTAGTTATTTCAAACACATAATCTTGTGTTATTTTATCTTTAATCTCCACCTTTAATACTGTCTCCAAAGTATCCCAAGCTGGTACCTTTTCAAACCTCTCAAAGTAATCTTTTATTGTGGCTATTATAAGTCTAAAATATTCATTATCAAAATATTTTGCGTGAACAATATCTATTATTCTATCAGCGAATTTTTTATTTGCTGGATGTATAATTTGATTGATGAATTCTGTTTGAAACTTGTATCCCAAATAACCTAAAGTTGTAACATTTTTGCTCATATAAATTTAATTTTTTATATATTAATAAATAAGTATTTGGTTTTACTTTCCGCTATATTCCACATCAAAATTTTGTAAATAAAATGTTTCTCTAATTTCTTTGATAATAGAAGGGATTATTTTCCTAACATCTACTGAGTATCTAACTCTTTGTGGATAAACATTACCAGTAAACCTTTTCTTAGCTACAGCTCTATCATCAATTTTAATTTCAAAATCAAATATATCTTCATCTTCATAAACATCTTCACGAATAATATCTTCTTGTAGTTGTTTTTTATATGGGTTGTAATTTCGGTATAAATACTCATAAGTTTTATCCTTTAAATCATCCTGTATTAATCTCACACAATCATCAACACAATCCATTATGTTATAAGATTTAATAACTTTTGAGTTGTATTTTTTAACTGAAAAATACCTTTGACATATTATATTACCGTTAATGTACAGTACAAATTCGAACTTTTTCATTTTTTTCTTTTTTTAAATTTTAACTTTTCTTTTTTTAATAACTTAACAAATGGTTCCATAAAATTTAAGTAACCATTTTCACCACCTGGTAAAGCATACATAACACCATCTTCTATCATCATTTTAAGTACATTTTTAGGGTCCCTACCTGATGGGTCTATGGTTAAATCTATTAAATTAATAACATTTTCTGAAGCCTCTTCGGTTAATAAAGGTTGATTTAAATCAATTATTCTTTTATTAACCTCATAAAGTGGTCCTCTATGATTACCTCTAGTTTTACCTTCTATGATGTTTTGTATTACTTTTAGTGGTTTATCTCTCTCCTCGTTGATTTTTTTACTAGATTCTATTATTTCATCTAAACTAACTTTTCTTTCTTTTAATTGAGGGAAGTGTTTTAATAAGGTGTTTTCTGTAACACCATCAACCCCTTTGATATAATCACTACCACAACCTTCTATGATTTTGATTAACCCCGCGTTAGAGTAGTGGTGTTCAAAAAACCATTGGTAGTTACCAATACCGACTTCCATCTTTTTGTCAGCTAAAAAGATGGTCACATCTTCATTTATTAATTGACACATGTCTCTGTCATTAGTATAAATCATAACTTCTTCTAATTTCTTTTTATTTATACAATAAAAAGCTATTAAATCGTCTGATTCAACATCTGAATGTTCATATTGTCTAATAGATAAATCTTCTGCGTATTGTTTTACTCTTAACTTTTGAAGTTCGTATTCTTTATCAAAAAACTTAGGTCTGTTACCTTTATAATCTGGGTAGTAATCTAAACGAAGTGTACCACCACGCTCTCCATCCCAAGTTATAACAACTTTCTCAATTTTATGTTCTAGAATTAATTTTCGTAAAGTACTATAGAAGGCGAATATCCCACCTATATGTTTGTCTTTATGGTAAACGTTCTTAGCTCCGTTATAAGAACGTTTCATAAGAACGTTACCATCGACAATAAGAGTTTTTGTTTTTTTAGGTTTGCTCCTAGGAGTTCGTAGACCCATGTTGGCTAAAATTAAAAGGTCCAACAATCTTTTCTCTCGCAATATCTTCTTCAGATAATTCTAATACACCTAAATCTACCAATAGTTCTCTAGCTTCAGTGCTAATATTACCAGTATCAACTAACCTTTCTAGAGGCATTTGTACTATATAATAAGCTGATAAAGTATCTTTACCGTTTTCAGATAAAGCTTCTTTATTTAACTCTAATAATCTATTGTAATTTATTTTCATTTGTGTATTAAGCTAATCCTTGAATATTGTCTTTCACTAACTCCGTCTCGAATGAGGTATCATTCTCATCCAATTCTTCTAAACCACTTTTAATAAACATATCCATCCAATATTCAGCATATTCTTCTTTATAAGAAGTTTCTGCTGCTTTATTATCTTCAATGAAATCATGTGGGGTCACAATTACTTTACCATCTTGATATCCTATACCATTAACATGGTTTTTTAAGATAGATATCTTTGACCTTGTAGCGTAATTGATTTTTCTACCACCTTTAACTGCGTTTAATTTATTAGTACCAGCGTTCTTTTGATTCCCAAATAAGAAGATAAGTGTACTATTTAAGAAAATAGCTTCTCCACCTTTCATCTTAATTTTAGGTTGTCCAAAAGGGTTGTCTGGTAGTTCAACCCATGGTTGGTTGACAAACACAATTGTATTAGTGTATTGTGATGTTTCCTTTCTAGAACCAGTAATCCTACCGTTTAGACCCATACCAATTTTATCAGCTAGTACTGATGCGTTATGCATCTTACCACCCTTACCATCATATGTCATCTTACAAGGAATAGACCCAACAGAATCCCAAAGAAAACAAATATCTTTTTGAATTTCTTTTTCTTGTGCGTCTAACACCTCGTTAACGTAATCAGTTATTTGTTCTATATAATCGAAATCATCTTTAAACAAAAAGAAACCCTTCCAGTCACCTGGAGATGTTTCTTCACAATCAAACCCCATTAGTTTAGCGTGAGAGAAACTCCATTTCTTTTCTGTTATAATAAAAACAGGTAGTATGTCATTTTTTTGACACCACGTAGCTGCTTTAATTAAAGCTGTGGTTTTACCTGTGTCTGAATGCCCTAAAAATACATTCAAATGACCTATGGCTGGACCAGGTACTCCAGTAGCTTTTTGGAATACCTCGCCTAAGTCAATAAATCTATCTTTCTTATATTTTGTCTTACTACTGAACTTATCAGATAGAGCTTCTATATCGAAAGTTTTTTTCTTAATTGCTGCTTTTTTAGCCATATTGTTTTTTTAGAATGGTTCTTCGTCATTATTATCAGAAGAAACATTTGCTGTTGTATTAACCTCAGTTACAACTTCTGTATTTGTACTTGCTTTGAATGATGTTTCCATGTCACCATCATCACCTTTAGCGATAAATTTATTTAAGTTTTTATCCCACATAGGTGTTTCACCATCAGCTATTAATTGTACATATTCTAATGGTTGAGCTTTATAAACATCTTTCCAAGAAGTCTCATCTGTCATCCATTCTTTAGCACTTTCCGATTTAGGGTCAGTTAAAATAGATGGGTCTTCCGACATAATAGACGTTACTTTTGTATAACCTTTATTATCTCTACCTAAGATAATATTAATATCTCTACCCTCTCTTGGGTCTGTGATATCACCTTTTTTAGTGAATAAAGGTATAATTTTGTCTAAAATACCTTCACCTTTGTAGTTGTGGGTAAATCTCCAAAACTTAACACCATCACCTTCTTTAGAACGGTCAATCACTCTAGCCATGTAATATTTTTTAGCTGAGTATTGTTGTGCTAATTCTTTATCTGCTTTATTACCAGTTTCTTTCCAAGATTTAAATAAATCATTAGAAACCTCACATAGTGGACAATGTTCACCATCGTTGTGTTTTCTACAGTAAATTTTTCTCCACTTACCACCTACCTTAACGGAATGCCAATGGCCTTCATCAAAAGGTGTATCACCTTCTTTATTAACTGGGTGTGTTCCAGTTTTAGGTGGCATAATTCTAATGGTTTGTTCACCATTATTTACACCTTCTTCTAATCTTACAGCAAAATATTTACTGAAATCTTGTTCGTATGAAGTATTACTACTGTTACCAGTCTTGTTTTTTTCATACTGCTTCGCAATCGCATCGAGTACACTCATTTTTTTTTGTTTTTTAAATTATTAATTATTATTTACCCTTTAAGTATAGTACATACTTTCCTAAATGTAAATACAAAATGGGGTCAAAATCTTTAAAAATTGACCCCATTCAGTGTTTTTATGTGTTTTTGTTAATTTTCTTTGGTTGGATTAAAGGTATCTTTAATCTGTTCTTCACTATATGAATTCTCCAATTCCTCTGGTGTTAAAACATATTCTTTTGTTTGGCCATCAGAAACTTCCTCACCTGTTGATATTCTATATCTATCGTCTTTAGATTTTTCTTGCCAATAATCTGATAATTTCATATTGAATGG